AGGATATGAAGAAAAATGTTCAGGAGTTTGTTGACAATTATTTGAGCGTTTCAAGTCCTACATTTGGTGCGGCCGGCGTAGATGCGAAAGCGGATGCCATCCGAATTGATCCAAAGGATTATGTGCCGAATGCTATGCAGCAGGCGAACACGAAGGAAAGGATTTATGCTTTTTTCAATACAAACGAAAAGATAGTCCATTCAAATTATACAGAAGATGAATGGAACAGCTATTTTGAGGCCGTTATCGAACCGATGGCAATACAGTTAGGAGAGGAATCTTCCAGGAAACTGTTTACACGGCGCGAACGTGGGTTTGGGAACGGGATATATTTTGATGCGGCAAACCTTCAATGTGCGAGTCTTTCAACAAAGCTTGCACTTCAGGCAATGGTGGACCGTGGGGCCCTGACCCCGAATGAGTGGAGGGAGACATTCAACCTTTCACCAGTTGCAGATGGGGATAAGCCACTTAGGAGGCTTGATACGCAGACCGTGAATCAGGTCAGGAGACTTATAGGGGACATGAACCTGGAGAACATCAACGAGACCAGGATGGAAATCATGAAGCTTTTTGAAGGAGGTGAGGAAGATGGCGGTAAGGATTGACGTGAAGGGACAGATCGTTGAATCCGGTAATGACTGGGTTTATGACTGGCTTGGGATCGAGAACACATCCCCTAAACGGATATTGAGGGCATTACAGGAGGCAGGAGGGGAAGATATTGAAATCCATATCAATTCACCGGGAGGCAGTGTCACGGCAGGCTCTGAAATCTATACGGAGCTGCGGAACTATCCTGGAAAGAAACTGATCAGGATTACAGGCATTGCGGCGAGTGCCGCATCAGTCATTGCCCAGGCTGGTGAAAGCGAAATCAGCCCAACTGGGATGTTCATGATCCATAATGTGCAGACATCAGTGTCCGGTGATTACCGGGACATGGACAATACAGGGAATGCACTGAGGGCAGCAAACCAGTCAATCATGAATGCCTATACGGACAAGACCGGTATGGATACAGGGACATTGCAGGACCTAATGGATAGGGAGACATACTTATCGGCCCAGCAGGCTGTGGAATATGGCTTTGTGGACAGAATCATGTTTTCTAAAGATGATGCAATCCCAATGAAGAATGGTCTTTCTGGAATCCCAGATGAAACCATAGAAAAAATAAGAAACATAATTAAAGCTCCGGGTCCAGACACCCCGGATTTTTTTAGGCAGAAAGAGCAGGCAGCCATGAGGCTGCGAATTTTAAATCTGAAAGGAGAACTTATCAATGACTAGGAATGAGTACGAAACAAAGAGGAAGGCCCTCATCAATGAGGCGGAAGCATTGATTAACGAGGGGAAGCTGGAGGATGCAAACGGGAAGATGGACGCCGTCACAAAGCTGGACCAGGATTTTGAGGCAGCAGCCAAGGCATCTGCCAACTTGAGGGCATTGGCGCAGCCGCCGGTACCGCTGGCTGGTGTAGGAGAAGGAGCAGTCTTCAATCCTTGCAACCAGGATGAAACAGCAGATATGTATGATTCCATTGAGTACAGAAAGGCGTTTATGAACTATGTGCTGAATGGAACTGCCATCCCTACTAAATTCGTGAATGCTGCAGCAACCACAAAGACAACAGATGTGGGGTCGGTAATCTCCCCTACGGTCCTTAATCGAATTGTAGAAAAGATGGAGACAACCGGAACGATTCTTCCTCTTGTGACTAAAACGGCCTTTGCAGCGGGGGTTACGGTCCCTACATCCAGCGTGAAGCCAGAAGCAACCTGGGTAGCCGAAGGAACTGGAAGTGATACGCAGAAAAAAACAACTGGGCAGATTGACATTAAGGGATACAAACTGAGATGCGCCATCTCCATGACACTGGAAACTTCGGTCATGTCCTTACAGGTATTCGAGACCGTGTTTGTGAACAGTGTATCAGAGGCAATGGTGAAGGCGCAGGAAAAGTCGTTTATTACTGGAAGTGGAACCGGACAGCCAAAAGGGGTATTGACAGAGGCGGTAGCTGACGGGCAGAATATCGACCTTGCGGTCAGTGCAGACCCAACCTATCAGACACTTGTGGATGCGGAAGCGGCCCTCCCTCTTGCTTATGAGAATGGGGCTGTCTGGAACATGACAAAAAAGACGTTCATGAAGTTCATCGGGATGGTGGATACAAACAAGCAGCCCATTGCACGCGTGAATTATGGGATTGACGGGAAACCGGAAAGGACACTGCTCGGGCGCCGGGTGGTGCTGAATGATTACATGACAAGCCTTGGGGCCGCGATTGCAAAGGATACTGTCGTGGCATTCCTGTTTGATTGGTCTGATTACATGTTCAATACAAACTATAACATGGTGGTCAAGAGTTATGAGGATAATGATACGGAAGACCAGGTAACCAAGGCTGTCATGATTTGTGATGGTAAGGTGATAGATAAGAATTCACTTGTCACCATTACGAAAAAGAATGCTTGACCTAAGGGGTGATAATGATGGCTAACCTGAAATTAGAGGTACTGCCAGAAGAACTAAGGACCATGCTCCGAATCCGACATGACAAACTGGATTCGGAGCTTATGCAATTGAAAGATGCATACCTGTCGGACCTTGCAATGTGCGGAGTGCAGATATTACCCAGTGACGTATCCTTAGTAAAGGCGTGCCTGCGATTATATCTTAGATGGCAGGAAAATTACAATGGCGAAGCAGATCGATATAAGGATGCCTATGAAGGTATGAAGATTGCGATGTCCTTGGCTGAGGAATATAAGGAGTAAAATGAGGAATGAAATTTGTACACTGATTGGGATGAAGGCAGATAAGAGTACAATAGGCCGAATCACGGAGGATATTTACTGCGAAAAGAAATCTTCTACAAGAGCAGAATTCTATGGGGCCTATGCGGTAGGGCTGAGGCCAAAGTTTGTGCTGGAGATTGACCCGTATGACTGGGAGATGGTGGCTGAACAGTTGGAGAAGGGAAGTGTACCTACAATAGTGTTATATAGAGGGGTCGAGTATACCGTCCTTCGCAGCTATCAAACAAATGAGAGTGCAATGGAATTGACTGTGGGGTAGTGATGATATGAAGGTACAGGTTGATTATGAGGACGCGATGGTATCCATCAATGAAATGATTAACAGAATGCCAAAACAATTGCAGGAGAACGAAAGAATTGTACTAAGAAAGATAGGGTCAATAGTTCGCGGAAAGGTGGTGCAGTTTTTACATAATTCCGATGTTGAGCTGCGGGCAAAACAGATTATGCCGTCAAATTATGATGGTAGCCGGCCATACATCCATATGAAAGATGATGTTAAGTTTGCTGTTAAGAAGGATAAACGGGGGAACCTTTATGTCAGCGTAAAGGGAGGGAAGCATACAGGATATAAATGGGCCGCAGTAGATACAGGACATATTGCTAGGGATGGAGCCACCTTTGTCCCTGGCCTTAATTTTATTAGTAGAGCCATGAATGCATCAGAAGGAGAGATCGAAAGAATGATTGATGACCTGGTTCGGAAGGTGGTGGATGGGTGAATCTTGAACAGATGTTGGAAACAGGATTGAAGATACCAGGAATAAAGTCTTTTTTTCCTATTATTCCGCCATGTTTTACCTGGTATCTAGTTTCGGCCGGAGCAGGACTGCTGGGGAACGGCGAGGAAACAGAACTTGCAGAACAATATCAGGTTGACATCTGGTGTGTGATTAGAGATGAAGCAGTGAGGTTGACAGAGCAGGCAAGAAAAATAATCATGTCGGAACGGTTTAATATGGTACCAACAATATCATATGGTTATGATACAAATGGAAAACTTTGGAGAGGAACAATAATGTTCTATCATGTTAAGGAGGATAACTAAATGGCTACGAATAAATCACAGAAGGCAAATCGGATAAACATTGTGGACCCAGTGTACGCCTGCCTTCTAACTGATACAGCGGAAGGAACCACATATGGGGACGTAAGAAGTCTTGGAGCAGCAATGCAGGCTCAGGTCACTCCATCCCTATCATCAGGGACACTGTATGGTAATGGCGTGCAGCAGGAAAATATTGCGAAACTGAACGGGATTGCATTGGTGCTGGATGTCAATAAAATTCCGGTGGAGGAGCGGGCTGTAGTGCTGGGAAATATATACAAAGATGGGGTTATCCATGAAAAAGCCGGAGATGAGGCTCCATACATTGCCGTAGGGTACAAAGTGGAGCAGACAAATGGAAAAGAAGAGCTAATCTGGTTGCTAAAGGGGAGGGCCCAGCCAATCAACAGTAATGTCCAGCAATCAACAGAGAATCTGAATTTTTCAACCGATTCTATTACGATTAATTTTATTCCAAGGGACTCAGATAAGGAGCTGCGTTTCTTTGCGGACTCTGCAAATGCAGATTTAACAAAAGAACAGATTGACGCCTGGTTCCAGACCGGCCCATCAAAAGCGCCAGTCCCAACATTATGAGGTGATTGAATGAAAAAAACAATCTGTGTACAAGAAGCAAATGAAGTAGATATTGTGTTCCGCGACCGAACTTATACGGCCACCTTCAACATGCGGGCAGTTTTATACCTGCAGGAAGAACTTTCAAAAACCGGAATTAAGGAACTGCCATATGAGCATTTTGCAGCGATTGCATTGTATGCAGGCATCCGAGTAAATCATCAGGATTTTACTATGGAGGAGGCCAATACACTTGCATTGACAATGAGGCCTCATGATTTGCAGGAAATCCTTGAAGAATATGCCAAATCAGCAAATGGAGTTGACTTACAGGAACAGGATGAAAAGACAAAAAAAATGATAGCTCAGATATTGAAGGGCGCGGTTGGAATGCAGAAGATCTGATATTTGATTTTGATATGCTATATTACATCTACTGTGTGAAAATGAGAATGTCTGAGCAGAACTTCTGGAACAGCCCATTGAAAAAGATTGTTAAATTAATTGACATGTACCAGGACGAAACATGTATGAGGGTAAGTGAGGTAAATGGTGAAAGCTACAGTCCGAAGTATTTTGCCTCAGAACCGGAGATAATTCATTCAATGCGCGAAGTGGAGGGATTTGCATAATGGCTAATAACTACAAAAAGACTATTACGCTTGGTCTCGACTATTCGGAATTTTCCGGGGGAATATCAGAGTGTAACCGAAAGATGGGACTGCTTGACGCTGAAATGAAATTGGCTCAGGAACAAGCTAAGGAATATGGCAATGAAACCGACCAATTGAAAATAAAACAGGAAGCACTTGCACAGAAAATTATCCTGCAAAAGAAAGTAGTAGAAGAGCAAGCAAAAGCCTACGATATAGCCATGTCAAGCCAAAAGAAAAGCGAAAAGCAGGTTGACGCACTTGACAAAACGCTCCTTCAGAGTAGAACAACGCTACAGAAACTGGAAAATGAATATAAAGACAACACAAAGCGATTGGATGAGTTCGCCAAGAAAAGCAAGGAAAGCGATGAAGCGCAACGCTCATTCGGGGACACAATCCGTGATGTAGCAAGTATGATTGGTATTGAGGCCAGTCCGGCCGTTGAGACTTTGGCAGGTAAGTTTGATGCGATAGACGAGAACGTCGGAAAAGCTATTCTTACCGTAGGTACGTTGGTAACTACCCTTGGTGGGCTGACAGTAAAGACAGCTGAACACGCGAAAGAAATTCAGACTGTATCGCAAACCATGGGTATGACAACAAATGAATACCAGGCGTGGGATTACGTTTTAAAATCAGTGGGGTATGATGCGGAAAGCGCATCGGGAGACTTGGCTGCTTTAGCAGAAAAAGCAAAGGAGTCGGCTGAGGGTGGAAACGATAGCGCAAAAACATTCCGGCTCCTCGGAGTATCTATCAAGGATACTAATGGGAATTTGAAAAGTCAGGGACAATTGTTTACCGACGTCATAAAATCGCTTAGGAATATGGAGGATGTTACAACACGGAATGCTATCGCAAGCGACCTATTATCAACCACTGGAGAGAAGATAGTTCCAATACTTAACTTGACAAATGAAGAGTTAAAGAATCTTATGCGCTCTGCGTACGAGACTGGGTATGTAATGAGTGG